TTCTTTCAACACCGGCCGATATCGCAATCGGCGGTTCAGCGGCAGGAGTAGGCAAGACTTATTCGTTACTACTGGAGCCGTTAAGAAATATAAGTGTAGAAGGTTTTGGTGGCGTGATATTCAGGAGAACGGGACCACAGATAAGAAATGAAGGCGGGTTATGGGATACGAGTATGACCATTTATCCTCATGTTGGAGGATCGCCGAAAGAAAGTTTACTAGAATGGAATTTTTCAGATATAGCTAAACTAAAGTTTAGTCACTTAGAGCACGAGAAAAACGTTTTTGATTGGCAAGGTGCGCAAATTCCCTACATAGGTTTTGATGAGTTGGCGCACTTTACCAAGTTCATGTTCTTTTACTTATTGAGCCGGAATCGTTCGACATGCGGGATAAGACCTTACGTAAGGGCGGTATGTAATCCCGATCCCGACAGTTGGTTGGCTGAATTTCTAAGCTGGTGGATTGACCAGGAAACTGGCTTCCCTATTCCCGAAAGGGATGGCGTGATAAGGTACATGCTTCGTGATGGTGACAACTTCATTTGGGGCAATACAGCCGAAGAGGTTTTATCACTTGGCGCCTATCTTATTGAGCCGCTAGTTCAGAAGTCGGGGATCAACCCGAGGGAGTTTGTGAAGTCGGTCACGTTTATTTCGGGGAGCATTTATGATAACAAGGAATTGTTAAGAGTAAATCCCGGCTACCTAGCCAATTTGATGGCGCAGGATGAGCAGACTAAATCGCAGCTGCTTCACAACAACTGGAAGATCGTTTTAAATGACAATGATATTTATGATTATCCTTCGTTCCTGGGAATGTTTGATAACGTGAAGGAAGTAAGCAGGAAGGGGAAATACATAACGGCTGATATCGCATTAAAGGGGAGTAATAAGTTCACCGTGGGTTACTGGAAAGGGTTTGAGCTGGCCGATTTACTGATCATGGATAAGAGTAAAGGCAACGAAGTGATTGACGGGATAGCTAATATGGCGAAATTCCACGGCGTGCAAAATCAGAATATCATATTTGATAATGATGGAGTGGGTGGTTTCGTGGATGGGTTTATACAAGGCGCCATACCGTTTAATAACGGCGCTCCCGCAATGAACGATGAGAATTACTTCAATTTGAAAACGCAGTGTTACTATAAATCAGGTGACCGCGTAAGTCAAGGTGAATATAAAATAAGTGAACATGTTGCTAGTAAGATGTACGATAACAAGTCAACAGTCCGGCAACAGTTTTTGAAAGAACGAAAAGCTATTAAAAGGGATAAAGCGGAATTTGATGGCAAGCTGAAGATTATCCCAAAAGAAAAAATGAAAGCCCTGCTAGGCGGTGATAGTCCTGACCTTATGGACATGTTTATGATGAGAGAGGTAGTAGAATTGGTACCCAAGAAAGAATGGCTAATGGTCTAAATGAAACAATCTAACAAACATATAGGGCTACCTGCCCGGTTCTTAAAGGCGGTAGCAAAACCGTTTGGATTGGATGTTGTGAGAAGGGAGACGGAATTACAAAGCTCTTTGATGGCAAGGATTTTCAAGATGATCGGGTTATCGACTTACTCCTGGAGTTACTGGAACAACGAGAAGTTTATCACCCAAGGTTACCTTGGTAATGCCGACTTGTATGCTATTGTAAACCGTATAACGTCTACAGCGGCCGTGGCGCCGTTCAAAGTATTCAGGGTAAAGGACAGTAAGAAGTTGCGGAAGTACAAGCAGTGGACGGGGGAAAGGGCTACAGCGGCGAGCATTCAAAAGGCGCTGTTGATCAAGAACCAAGTTTTTGAGGAAGATAATAGCCACCCGTTAAACGCATTGATCGAAAAACCCAACCATTGGCAGGGGTGTAATGAGTTCACCCAAGCGAGTATAGGTTTCAAGCTCCTGACCGGTAACAGGTTTTGGTTTGTGAATGAGCTGGACGCGGGAGCGAATAAAGGGAAGCCACATTCAATCTTCAACCTTCCTCCCCAGTACATGACCATCATTATCGGTCAAACATTGTGGAGCGTGAAAGGATACGAATTGAATTTAGGTGCCCCGCAACCAATACCAGCAGAGGTGATCATTCATTCAAGGTACTGGAACCCTGATTACGATCTGTCCGGTTCGCACTTATGGGGACTTAGTCCTTTGAGAGCAGCAAGTAAAACACTAGACAGGTCGAACAAAGCGGAAGAACGCGGAACGACCATGCTAGATAATGCGGGTGCGGCCGGTGTGATGTTCGATAAAGGCGGCTCCAAGTACACCACCGAGCAGGCCCAAGAGATGAAGCGGAAGATCAATGAAGAGGTGCTGGGACTTGATAACGCGGGAAAGATCGCCCTTGCTAATGGTGATATAGGCTATATCAATTTTGGATTGTCAGCCGTTGAAATGGAGATACTCAAACAAGAAGAATTTTCGATGCAGCGGTTGTGCAATATTTATAAAGTTCCAGCGGGTTTATTCCTTGCCAATGCGAACGCAACAGATAATAATATCGCGGCATGGAACAAACAACTAGTAACACAAGCGGTTATCCCGGCTTTAAGTGAACTGCGGGATGACTGGAATAAGATAGCAAGCAAGTACCCGGAAGATATTTACGTGGATTATGATGTAAGCGTGTTTCCTGAACTACAGGAAGACCTGGAGAAAACGGCAAAGGTAATGCAGATGGCATGGTGGTATAACGGTAACGAAAAGAGGCTGGCCATGGGTGCCGATGAAGATAGTGCCGAGCCGATGATGAAAAAGTATTTAGTACCGGGATCACTGAAAGAAATATCTGACCTAAACCCTGATGCGCTGATCGATGAACTGGGAAACGAGATTGAAGAAGATTTGTGAAACCGCGTTTCCTTACCCGCCGAAGTGCTGTAGCGGAACTAAAAAAGATATTGACCTAGTTAGGCAGACGAGAATATTCAGGTATAAGAAAACATTAGCGGGTTTGGACGAGGCTGGACAGGAGAGGCAGGTAGAGGAGTGGGAAGAAAAATATCAAGTCAATGGCTGAAATCAAAATAGAAATAGATTTTACTGATTACGAGATTCAAGTCAATGAATACGTGAAATCTTGCTTCGTGGTATTTAAAGATGCGGTAAGAGAAGTGGGATACGGTAAGGATGAGATAATTGACCACCTTGATGATGCTATTGATGAGTTTGATCAACGTATTGCTGTGTGCAGGGCCCAACAGTTATTAAAATGACCCGCACACAACGCCGCCAAATATCAAGAGACTTCCAACGCCTGCAGTCTCAAATAGAGCGCAGGTACGTTAGAAAAATATTCAACGCATTGAGGCGGCAATTAAATAAGGCTGCCGAAGATGTAAAGTTCTTTGGAATTGAGTTTGCTATCCGCCGCAACCGGGTTATTTCCCTGGACGGCGCAATGATGAGCACGATAAAGGATATGCACGTCTTCACCGGGCTTACAGTGGCTAACAGGACACTGAGGGAATTAAGAAGGCACAACCCTAAGAAGATGGCCAACCTTGGATTCAACGAGAAGTGGACGCAGATGATCATCGATTACTTCAACCTGCATTTACTCGAAAGTGTGACCAGCATTGATGAAACGACAAGGAAGTTCATCCTTAAAACACTTGAACAGGGATTCAGAGAACTGTGGAGTACGGAAGAAATAGTGAAAGCATTGAACGACCGGCTATACATGGCAAACAGGGCTGCGAAAATAGTAAGGACAGAAAGCACGAGGGCCGCAGGGCATGGAGTTTTAACCGGTGCTGGTGAATACGATTACGAAGTGGTTAAGGAATGGATTAGCATACCGGACAACCGTAGAAGGCACTCACATGCTAATGTAGAAGGAGAGCAAAGAGACTTGGATAAACCATTTAGCAATGGACTGATGTTCCCCGGTGACCCGGAAGGTCCTGCAGATGAAACGATTTTTTGCCGTTGCACAATGGCCGTAGTTCCGAAGCGTAACGAGCAAGGACAATTAATACCAAAGAAGCCGGCAAGAATCCCAAGAGTGGGAGCAGCGGCGCAACCAATACCAGTATAATGGCTAAACACGACATATCAAGATTTTCCTGGCATAAGGGATATGTATTCCTGCTGACCTATGTTAAATGGATGGCGGCTTGTTATTGGAGCACGATCCAGTGTAAAGAAGACTTGGGTAGTGCCGAAATCTACCGTGCCCATTTCCAAGGCGAACACGATAAACAAATTGATGCCATGATAAGACGGGACATAGAGATCAGGAGGCAAGAAGGCGAACGTATTGATATTGATGAAAGTAAAACTATTCAACTAGAAACAAAATAATTAAAGCCATGTTCGTAAAGGAATTCGGCTGTGAAATAAAGGTAAATGAATTGGGATTCAAGGATATTGATTCCAAGCAAGGAATAGTCATTGGCTATTTCTCTTCATTCGGTAATAAGGACAGTGACGGGGATATTATTGTTAAAGGTGCTTACGCAAAAACTATACAGGAGCGCGGTCCAAAAAGCGCGAAGCCACGAATAAAACACCTGCTGGACCATAGCCGTTATAACACGGTTGCGGTAATACAGGATTTGCAGGAGGATGAAAAAGGTTTGAGATATGAGAGCAAAGCTGGCAGACACATCAGTGGACAGGATTGGATTAAAATGTGCGAAGACGGCATTGTAACCGAGCATTCCGTAGGGTTCGAGACCGAAAAGCAGGATAAAAAAGATGATGCCAATTACATTACCGAGATCAAATTATGGGAAGGCAGCAGCCTGCAAGCCTGGGGAGCAAGCCCGTTCACCGAAGTGGTGGGCGTGAAAGAACTTTCTATTAAGCAGCTTGGCGATCGTTTTGCATTGCTGGAAAAAGCAATACGAACCGGCACCTATTCAGACGAAACTTTTATGTCTCTTGAAAAAGAGCTTAAAGCGATAAAGAATCAACTTATCAAATTAGACGAAACCACTGAGCCGGGCGGCGCTAAAAACGACCACACCACTCAGCCGAGCGCAATTGATAGCTGGTTGTTAAAGCAAACACTTAACAATTACACTAACAATTTAATGGCTGAGTATGGAACAAAAAGAACTGCAAGCGCAGCTTGACGCATTAAAGACCGCGCTTGAAACAGGACTTGATGCCAAAGCCAAGGAACAGGCTGAAAAGGCATTGCAATCTGTCAAGGAGCAATTAAAAGCACTTGACGAAAAATCAAAAGAAGTTACTACGCTCACCGAAACGGTGAACAAAATGAAATCTGATGCTGAAAAGAACCAAAAAGCATTGGATGATCTCATAGCAAAAGGAAAAGAACCACAAACTCCCGCCCCCGCTTTCAAATCCTTCAAATCGGTTCTCGGCGAAAAGCTTGAAGCCAAAAAAGAAGCACTGGCTAAATATAAAAGCGGTGATGCGAAAGGTTTCGCCATCGAATTAAAAGATGTGGGCATTTTTTCCAGCTCCACCAATTTGACTGGTGATTATTTCGTTTCGCCAACAGTTGTACCGGGTGTTACCCTCCAACCATTCGAAGAAGTACATATGCGCGACATGTTGCCAGTTGGCCAGACCAACTCCAACGTAGTCCGTTTTGTACGTGACAATGGTGGCGAAGGTGGGCCAACTACCGTAGCCGAAGGTGGTGCAAAGCCACAAATGGACCGCGACTTGCAAATCTATGACGCACCCGTGCGCAAGATTGCAACCCACATGCGTGTACCGGAGGAAATGATCGATGATATTCCTTACCTGCAATCTTTCCTGAGCCAAATCGGCATCGAGGAAGTAATGTCGGTGGAAGACGATCAAATCTTGTATGGTGATGGCACTGGCCAAAACCTGAAAGGTCTTTTCCATGCGGACAACTCCACGCTGTTCAATCCTGGCACTACAGTCATACAGGACGCCAACGAGTTTGATATTATCCGTTCTGCACGTAGGCAGATACGTAACTCGAAACTGGGCGGGCCTCTCCGCGCTGTTGTTTCTCCTGATGACTTCTTCAACATGACCAGCCAAAAGGATACTACAAACAACTACCTGTTTTTGGGTGGTGGTAATGGTATTCCCTTGGCCAATGCCGGAGGCTCACCAACAGGTATCAACGTTGGCGGCGTGATCATCGAAGAGCATACGGCGGTCAATAGCGGGGATTTCCTCGTATTCCAAACAAGGAGTGCCCAAATCTTCGATCGTTCGGGCACGACTGTACGGTTCTATGACCAGGACCAAGACAACGCGATCAAGAACTTGATCACTATAGTGATCGAAAAAAGGTTGGCATTGGCTGTTTACCGCCCGCTGGGTATCATACGTGGTACTTTCTTGGCAGCGATCAATGACCTCGCCAACGACAGTGAATAACGGTTAACGGGGAGGGCAAACCTCCCCTTTATTCTATATGGCAACAAAGATTCGTGCATTACAATCGCTTTCTTCTTCCGAGTACGGGAAGTTAAAGACCGGTGAAACTGGTTTCTGTAAGCCCTCAACTGCCAAGCAATTGGTTAGTTGGGGCATGGCTGAAATAATCAGCGAGAATGAAGAAGGTCCTAAAAAGGAGATCAAACCCTTCTTCACCGTTGGTAACTATGAAAGTAAGCCGGAATCAAAACCTGTTCTTTATAAGCCCGATGAAGAAGAGGATGCAGAAAAAGCGGCGGGTAAAAAAGAGGTCGACGAAGACAGGGAGAAAAAGGAACAGGCAGAATTAGCAAAGAAAAAGTATAAGTGATCACTTTTGGAGGATATAGCAACCAGCGGCGGGTAAAA